CTCAAACGCACGCGGGGCTGAAATTGGGAGTTTGGCATGGGTAAGGGCCGCAAGCCGACGCCTAAACCGTTACTTAAGCTTCGCGGGGCTCGTGTTAGAGGTCCGCACAAGTCCGGCATCGACGCCGAGCCAGGCATTCCGCCCGCTCCGCACTGGCTTTCGGATCTCGCCCGCGAGGAGTGGGAGCGGATCGTGCCCATGCTCGAGGCGTCCAAAGTGATGAGCCCCAGGCACCAGCAGACGCTGGCCGCTTACTGCGATTCGCTCGCGGACATGATAGAGGCAGACCGTGAGCTCAAGGCCAACGGAGCCACGTTCATGGACGACAAAGGTAGGGTAAGCAATCACCCGGCGTGGACTCGGAAGCGTGACGCTCGCACGTCGATGCTCAAGTTCGCGTCTGAGTTTGGCCTAACGGCGTCTGCCCTGGCACGAGTCTCGGCGGTTGAGAATGGCCCGCAATCAGACGAAGAAGACGCCCGCATGTTCGCTTGAGCACCCGTGCGAAAAGTGCTCGTCGTGCCTGGCGGTGCGTTTCTTCCACAAGCACCTGACGCACGCCAAGGGCGAGCTCGGCGGCAAGCCGTTCACGCTTGAGCCGTGGCAGCAGGACTACGTGCGAAAGCTGTTCGCCACAGAGGGCGACGTGCGAAAAGTCCGCACCAGCCTGCTGGCGATTCCGCGCAAAAATGGCAAGAGCAGCCTATGTGCTGGAATCGCACTAAAGCTGCTCATGGAGAACGAGCCCGGCTGCGAAGTCTATTCGTGTGCAGCCTCACGCGATCAGGCCAGGCTCGTCTTTGACATGGCCCGCGTCTATGTCGAGCAGTCACCCGTGCTGCGTCAGCATCTCAAGGTTTACAGAAACGCCATCGTGCGGGAGGCGACGCACGGAACGTACAAGGCGTTGAGTGCAGAGGCCGGTATTCAACATGGGCTCTCGGCACATGGTGTCATTTTCGATGAGCTCCACGTCTCGAACCGCGAGATGTGGGAAGTAATGCTCAGCAGCCAGGGCGCTCGGCGTCAGCCGCTCACGGTGGCGCTCACGACGGCAGGCTTTGACCGAAAAAGCGTCTGCTGGGAAATCTGGAAATACGCTGAGGCTGTGGCCGCCGGCACCGTGAAAGACGAGACGTTCCTGCCAGCCATCTATGCGGCCGACATTGCGGATGACTGGAAAGCCGAAGAGACGTGGAAGAAGGCCAATCCAAACCTTGGCGTTTCCGTGCGCATGGACTTCCTGCGGAGCGAATGTGCTCGAGCGGTTGAGATGCCGACTTATGAAAATGTTTTTCGCCAACTTTTTTTGAACCAATGGACGGAACAGTCAACTAGGTGGCTGCGGATGGATCACTGGGCCCAAGGCGACAAGCCTTGCCCTGTTGATCTCGCCGGCCGCGAGTGCTGGGCCGGTTTGGACTTGGCCACCACGTTTGACACCACAGCCCTGGTGCTGCTCTTCCCGCTAGATGATGGCACGTTCTGGATTGAGCCGCATTTCTGGATCCCGAGCGACAACGCCCACCAGCGAGAGCGACGCGACAAAGTGCCCTACCTGACTTGGCATCGGCAGGGGCATCTGAACATGACCGATGGCAACGTCACAGACTTCGATCAGGTGCGTTCAGACATCAACGCCATAGCCAGCAAGTACAAGGTCTGCGGCATCGGCCTGGACCCGTGGAACTCCGCGCAACTCGGCCAACAACTGCAAGGCGACGGGCTTCCCATGTCAGACTTTCGACAGGGCTATGGATCTTTATCCGCGCCCTCGAAGCAACTAGAAAACTGGTGCGTGTCTGGAAAACTGATACACGGAGCGCACCCCGTCCTCAGCTGGCAGGCCGCCAACGTGGCCATCCAGCAGGATTCCGCAGCCGGAAACATTAAGCCAAGCAAGGCCAAGAGCACAGAACGCATAGACGGCATCGTGTCGCTAGTCATGGCCATCGGGCTGTGGCAGAAGGCAACCGCAGCCACGCCAGAACAGTCCTGGGACATGATGACGCTATGAGCGAAAACGCAGCCGCTGACTTCAAGATGTTCGACCTGCGTGGCATCGACTGGCCCGAAGTGAGTTCCAGCCGCACGCCTTCCGGCATTCGCGTCAACGCTGACAACTCAATGGCGTGCTCGGCCTACACGGCCTGCATCCGCGTCATATCAGATGCGGTATCAGCCCTGCCGCTGCACATCTACGAGCGCATGGCCAACGGCGGAAAACAGAAGGCCACGAGCCATCCTGTCTATCGGCTCCTGCACCAGCAGCCTAACCCGTGGCAGACGGCTCAGGAGTTTCGGGATTGGATGACCGGCATGTACCTGCATTACGGTGCGAGCTACGCCGAGATTCGCCCAGGTGCTCGAGGTGCCGTGTCTGAGTTGTGGCCGCTGCACAGCAGCCGCATGGAGGCTGAGCGGTTGTCTGATGGCACGCTGCGGTATCGCTACCGCGAGCCAAGTGGGCAGCAGACGATCTACAGCCAGGAGCAGATTTTTGCCCTGCGATTCACGACCGAAGACGGCATCAAGGCGATCCCGACATACAAGATTTTCCAGAACGCCATTGGCCTGGCCCAGGCCCTTGAGACACACGGCAGCACGTATTTCGGCAACGGTGCTCGGCCCGGCATCGTGCTGGAGAGTGACAACCCGATTCCCATCGAAGCGGCCGAGCGACTTCGCGAGCAGTGGGAGCGGATGCACCGTGGTGCTGATCGTGCTTTCCGCACAGCCGTGCTGCCTAACGGCGTGAAGGCCCACGAGCTCAGCGGCTCAAACGAAGCAGCCCAGATGCTTGAGAGCCGGGCTTTTCAAGTGGTTGAAATCTGCCGGGCGTTTCGCGTGCCGCCCCACATGATCCAGATGTTGGACCGCAGTACGTTTAATAACATCGAAGTTCAGGGGACGGAGTTTGTGCAGCATTGCCTGCTCCCGCACTTGAAGCGGTGGGAAGCAGCTATCAGCCGTGACTTGATCGTAGATGACGAGAAGTATTTCGCTGAGCACAGCGTGAGTGGCCTGCTTCGCGGCGACCACGCGAGCCGGTCTGCCTACTACGTTTCGGCCCTGCAGAATGGCTGGATGACGGTGAACGAGATTCGTGAGCTCGAGAACCTCAACCCGATTGGCCCGCAAGGCGATCAGCACTTCATTCAGCTGAACATGACCACGCTAGAAAAGGCGGGCGAGCCACAGCCGCAAGATCCGCAGCCGATGCCGCAGGACACGCCGGGCGAGCCAGCGGACGGCACGCCAGAAGACGATGCCGAAGACACGACTACCGCCCAGGAGGACACGCCCGATGGAACTTGAGCGCCGCTGCCTTGCGTTTGACGAGTGCCCAGAAGCCGAGCTCACTATTGAGACTCGGGCCAACGGCACGCAGGTGCTGACGGGGTATGCCGCTGTCTACAACCGCTTCAGCCTTCCGCTGCGTGAAGGTGGTTCGCAGTTCCGCGAGATCATCTTGCCGGGTGCGTTCGATAAAGTTCTCAACCGCCAGCGCGGCAAGCAGGACGTTGTGGCGTTGCTAAACCACAATCCTGACCTGATTCTCGGCCGGTCAGCCAGCGGCACGCTGGAGCTCACCAGCGATGACAAGGGGCTGCGGTATACCGTCATTCCGCCTGATACGCAGGTGGGGCGCGACACGATGGAGCTGGTCAGACGGCGTGACCTTAAGGGCAGTAGCTTCGCCTTCGGCCTTGAACCGGGCAAGGGCGACAGGTGGTCTAGCGACGAGCAAGGCGCAGTCAGAGAAGTGCGGGAAGTCAGTTCGCTCGTAGACGTTTCCGTTGTTCTGACGCCCGCCTACCCGGCAAGCAGCGTTACCGTTGCTCAGCGTTCATACGAGGCATGGATTGCATCGCAGTCCGCCGAAGAGCCGGCAGTTCGGGCGGTTAGTTCGCGTTCGGCCTTGCGGGGCGTCGCCGCCGCCTGGGCTGCCACCTTAAGGCTCAAGAATGTCTGAGGCCCGCTGCACCTGCGGCGAGAAGTTGCGGACACGCTCAAGCCGTGCATGCGGCGAAGAGACGCAGCGTTACATGCGCTGCCCAAGGTGCGGCGCTCGCGGCGTGGTGTTTGTGAAAACAACACTTTCTGAAGTCCGCTACTGCAAGAGGCCGGCACGCTAGAGGCACAGTGGAATCCATCGGCAATACCGCCGGCGGAGATATACCACGTGGACAACCTCAAGAAATTGCAGGACGAGGCCGTTAACCTCGCCAACCGTATCGACGCCGTGCGTGCGATCGAGAGCACCGATGCCGACAAGATTGCCGAGCGCGATCTTGAACTCGAGGCGATGAACACCGAGGCCGGCAAGCTGGCCAAGCGGATCGACTTTGAGAAGTCGGTGGCCGAGTCGGCCAAGAATCTCCGCAGCGTGGTTGACCGCTGCACGCCGGCTCCCGAAGTGACCGAAGAGCGTAGCGAGAAGGTCCGCGTTGAGGCGGTGCCGTTCTCGGGCCGGCTCCGTGCGTTTGAGAACGCCAAGGACGCCTACTCGGTGGGCATGTGGTTCAAGGCGAAGGGCGGCGACGCCGACGCCAAGCGGTGGTGCCAAGACCACGGCGTTGAGGCTCGTGCCCAGGGCTCGACCGGCAGTACCACTGGTGCGGCTTTCGTGCCTGATGTGCTCTCCTCGACCGTGATCCGACTCGTGGATCAGTACTCGGCCTTTGCTCAGAACGCCACCAACGTGGTGATGCCGAGCGACGTGCTGCTGTTCCCACGCCGCACGGCCGGTGCGACCGCGTACTGGATCAATGAGAACTCGGCCATCACTGCCAGCGACCCCACTTCCAATCAGGTCACTCTGACTGCGAAGAAGGTCACGGGCGCGGTGACGATTGCGAGCGAGCTCCTGCAGGACTCGATCGTATCAATCGCCGACTGGATCGCTGCGGAGCTGGCACTGACGCTCTCCAACGCCGTCGAAGAGGCTGCGTGGAGCGGCAACCCCAGCAACGCTCCAGCGGTTGCCGGGCTCGTCACGACCTACACGGGTGGCCTGCTGGCGGCGTCTGCTGCCACCTACGCCGCCTCGCTCGTGACGGCTGCCGGTGACACGCCCGACGAGGTGACTAAGGCGAACCTGCTGGCCATGATGGCCAGGGTTCCGCAGCACTCGCGTGCGGGTGCCAAGTGGTTCTGCTCGCCGTTCTTCTTCGCGGCGTGCATGCAGAACCTTGACTTGGCCCAGGGCGGGTCGGTGGGTCTGTCGCAGGGCATGGGGCCGACCTTCCTTGGTTCGGAAGTGGTTCTCACCGACCGCCTGCCGGCCGGTGCGGACTCGACGGGTGCCATCATGGCGCTGTACGGCAACATGGCCAACAGCTCCTACTACGGCATCCGCCAGGCCATCGAGATCGCGTCGAGCGACCAGGTCAACTTCCTGTCGGACCAGACCGTGATTCGGGCAGTGGCTCGCGTCGCCATCACGCACGCGAACCTGGGCACCGACACCGTGGCCGGCCCGATGATCGGCCTCGTGGGTGCGTGAGCCTGACGGCTTGACGAGTGTGCAATCTTGAGCGGGCGGCTTCCACGACGGGGCCGCCCGCTCTCTTTCTTTGAGGCACGCATGCTCGTCAAGGTAGGTGGCACCGAAGTTGACATCAGGGTGGAGGCCGTGCTCTCCATGCCACGGCTTTCGTTCACGGCCAACCACTTCGCCTGGGCCCAGGCCCTGATGCCGCTCGGCATTCGCCCCACGATGGGCACGGGTGCGTTCTGGGATCAAGTAAACACTCGCGTGATGGAGCAGTTCATCGACTCGTGCGAGTACCTGCTGGCCATTGACTACGACACGTTTTTCACCAAGCAGGACGTTGAGCAGTTATTCGCAATGGCTATGACGTTTCAGTGCGACGCGATTACCGGCATGCAGACGAAACGCGAAGACGGCCGGCCCATGCTGACGCTCCAGGGAACGCTTGACGCACCGCCAGAGGACGGCCACACGCAGGTGCCAAAAGAGTGGTTTGCTGAGCCCGTGCAGGAAGTGGACACGGCACACTTCGGCTGCACTGTCATCAGCACGGCGGCTCTCAAAAGAACAAAAAAACCGTGGTTCTGGAGCAAGCCAGACCCGCAAGGCTCGTGGAACGATGGCCGCACCGATCCAGACATCTGGTGGTGGAGAAACTGGCGAGACAGCGGCAACCGCGTCTTCGTCTCGCCGCGTGTCGTTTTGGGCCATGGCGAGTACGTCGTGACGTGGCCCGGCAAGAACCTTACCGCCCCTGTATTTCAGTGGACTACTGAGTTCACGAACACGGGCAAGCCGCCAGAATCTGCATGGAGTGTGGGCTAATGCCGAAGATTATGTTTACCCGCGCATGGCGTGGCTACCGCAAGGGGCAAGTGGCTGAGCTTCCTGGCGGGATCAGCACGCAGCTGCTCGCTCAGCGTGTCGCGGTGGAAGACAACCAGCCGTCGCTGATTGAAACGGCTGCCCTTGAGCACGACGTAGAAACCGCAGACGCCACCCCAAAGCGAAGAGGCCGCCGTGCAGTATCGAAGCCTGACTCGACAGACGCCGCCAGCCGTTGAGCCCGTCACGCTCGCGGAAGCTAAGGCCCACCTGCGGGTTGATACCAGCGGCGATGACGCTTACATCGGCACGCTGATTACGGCAGCCCGCGAGTGGTGCGAACAGTACCTGGATCGCACGCTGGTCAATACGCAGTGGGTGATGCGGTTTGACTCGTTTCCGCCAGACGGCACCCATGACATTGAACTGCCACGGCCGCCAATGGCGACGGCCGGCACGACCACGGCGGTGGCCCTGACGTTCACCTATGAGAACGGCACGACAGCCACCTACTCCACGGCCAGCTACCGCGTGGACCGAAGCAGCACGCCAGGGGCGGTGAAGACTTTGTACGGCCAGACGTGGCCGCCGCACCTGATGGACGACAACGCCATCAGCGTGACGTGGTGGGCCGGCTACGGGGCCGCTGGCTCAAGCGTGCCTGCTGCCATTCGCCACGCCTGCCTCATGCTTGTGGGCTTCTGGTACGAGAACCGCAGCACGGTGCTCGTTGGCAGCATCAGCAAGCAACTGGAGTTTGCTGTGGAATCGCTTCTCTCGTCGCAGAAATGGGGCAGCTACCAATGAGCCTTGAAGGACGAATCAACGTAGACGTGCTGTTTCACGACAAGGACGGCACAGCATCGCTCAAGGTGGTGAGTCTGCAGGACTCGAAAGCCTACACCACGGGCAAGGTTGCGGTGATCACTGGGACGCTGGGCACGGCCAGCTCGACAATCTCACACACCGGCTCGTTTCGTGGTGCTGATGGAGAGTACGTATCCATTCAGTCTGTGAACTACGCCGTCTTTCGCTTTGACGGCACGGGCGGAAGCTTCAAGCGTCTGGCAATCGGCAACGCCACCATCCGGTCAAACGACAGCATCGTGTCTGCTTCCTGCGTCGGTGGTGACGATACCGGGCAGTTCACAATCACCGGAAACCAAGGAAGCACGGGCACCTACACCGTCGTGCTTTACGGCACATGATTGACGCCGGCAAGCTCCGCGAGCGCGTGACGTGGCAGCAGGCCACTGAGACTAGAAACAGCCTCGGGGAAACAATCGTTTCTTGGGCTACGTTCTCAACTGTGTGGGCCAGCGTTGAAGGCGTAACGGCCCGCGAGGCTCTGGCTGCCGGCCAGATGGACGTGACCATCACGCACAAGGTGCGAATGCGTCACTTGACTGGCCTGACGCAGCAGATGCGTGGTCTGTGGCGTGGGCGTGTGCTGGAGATTGTTAGCCTGCTCGAGCACGGCAACCGCAGTGAGCACGAGGCCATCTGCCAAGAGGTGGTGGCGTGAGCAACATATTCGCCGAAGGCCCGTCGCTGATTCAGTTGTCACTTGGAAAGAGCAAGACGGCCAAAGGGCTTTATGGCCTCAAGACGCTTGATGATATTGTCCGTGAACTCAAGAAGCTGCCGAAGGAAATAAGCCTTAAATACCAGAGCCAGGCATTGCGAAAGGCAGCCAAGCCTGGGCAGGACGCTCTGCGGAATGAGGTTTCATCGCTTGGCCAAGTTACCGGAAACCTACTAGCCAGCGTCACAAGCGTTGACCGTAAGTACACGAACAACAGGGCCAATCTCCCGGTGAGCGTGGTGGTTGTCGGGTTTCGACGCCCAACCAACACAGCGAGCCAAAAAGGCGCAGTGCCTGCGTTCACTGGCGGCTCTGTGCTCAAGGGGCCGAATCGGGCCTACCACTCGCACCTAGTGGAGTTCGGCACAAGGCCGCGATCCCCAGGCAAGAGCAGGCAGGTTGCCAAGAAGAAAGTGATTCTTGGTGGCCGCATTCGCACCATAGCCGTCAGGGTAAAGCAGCAACCCGCAGGCGGTTTGCTTTCGTCTTTTCGCTCTCGCGGGCCCTTCACTGGCCGAGGGCTGTACCCGGTTGACTTCATTGCTCGCGGATCTGTTGCGGGATCTCCTGCGCGTCATCCGCTGCAGAAGGCTTTCAATAAGTCGAAGGGCCAGATGCAGACAACTCTCGACGTGGAAATGCGGAAGGCGTTGACCCGTGCCGCCACGGAATACCAACGCAAGTTTCGCGACGCAGGAGGACTCTGATGCTGAAGTCGCCAGAAGCCGCCCTGAAGCGTGTGCTTGATGCCAGCCCAGAAGTCGCCCTGCTCATCGGCACCGGGACGTACCCAACGTTGGCCCCGGTATCCGCTTCGCTGCCATTTGTGACGTGGAGGCGTACGGCGATCAGACGCACGCAGACGCTCCAAAGTCCTGCCGGGATACCGCAGGTCACGGTGGAGTACAGCATTTACGCAGCCACCTACGAACAGGCCCGCCAGGTCGCAGACGCCATGCGTTCGGTTCTGGATGGATACGGGGGCGAAGTCCTAGGCTGCACTGTGTCGCAGGTGTCGCTTGAAAACGAAACCGACGACTTGGTAACGCTGGCCGGTTCTGACTTACCGCCGGCGTATCAGATCACACAGCAGTACGACCTTTGGTGGCAGGAGTAACCAATGCCCTCGACCCCGCATGATGGTTCCGGCACAACGTTTGTTTTCGCCGGCACGACGTACACAGTCACGAACATCACCTACACGATTGCCGACAACAACGCCACCGACTCTATTGACGTTTCGCACCTTGGCCAGACAGCTGGGCAAACCGTTGCCACGCTCGCGCGTCCACTAAAGGGCGGCGCTGGAGACACGGGCAAGGAAGTGACCATTGACTACCTGTCAAGTGGTGCCCCGATTTCGCAGGGCCTCAGCGGCACGCTTAGCATCACTGGCGGTATCTCGCTGTCTGCTAACGCCACATGCAAGTCCAGCACCATTACGCTCAGCGTCAATGACGCCTGCAAGGGCTCTGCCTCGTTTCAGGTTGCTTGATCGCCAGCGGAGGAAGCCGTGGCGACTCACTCAACCGGCCTGTCTGTAACGTGGGGCGGCGTCGCGTTCACTGAGGTCACAGACCTGCAGGTGTCTTACGCAGGCGGCTCCTCTAAGGGCCGCACCGTTGTCTGGACTGACGATGCCGGCAGCGTTTCCGTGGAGTGCCTCGGAACTGCAAACATCAGCACGGGCGAATGGGGCTTGAGAAAGTCGCTCGTAGTTTCCGGCGCGGGCGTTTCCTTGACATCGTATGCAGTCTATGAGGGATGGACTGCCCAGCCGGAACTCAACGGAGTAACCCGGTATTCGGTGACGTTCAAACTACTAGACGGGTGAGCAATGCCACTGACTCGAGAACAGATCGACAACGCCCCAGACGCAAAGATCATCACCGTTGAAGCACCAGAACTTGGTGGAGACGGGAAGATATGCATTCGCCTTATGTCTGTCGGCGATCGTGACTCCTATGAGATCAAGGCACTTGAGTCTTCCAACGGTGCCATCGTTGACTTCCGATCTGAGTTGCTCTGCCGCACGCTCTGCGACGAGAAGGGTGGCCTGCTCTACCCAGGCGAGGAAGGCAAGGAAGCCATCAAGCGTCGCAGCAGCGACGTGATGCACCGCCTGTGGCATGCGGCCCTCAAGCACAACGCACTGACCGAGGAGGAAATAAAGAAGCTAGCGGGGGAATAAACGCCCGCCCTACGCTGCAGTTCAAGCTGCGTCTGGCGGGTCACCTCAAGAAAACGCTGCGAGAAATCGACGCGATGGACTCGCGCGAGTTCTCGCAGTGGATCGCTTGGGCCAGGTGGTTCCAGCCGCTGGATGATACGTGGGGGCAGACAGCCATGCTCCTGACTTCTGTGCTCGCCCCCTACTCCAAGCAGACGCCAGACCCAGAGAAGTTCATCCCGATCGAAGACAGGGCCCCGAAACATCCAACTCAGATAGCCGAGACTTTAAAGCGGATGGCCGCCGACCTTGGCAAAAAGTGACGTATGGCAACCATTTCTCTTGGATTCAACCTCTCGGCGTCTGCGGTGCAGATGGCCAGCGGCATCAATGCCGGCGTCGTCGAACTTGAGAAGTTGGGCCTGGCCGCCAAGAAGACACAGCGTGACGTTTCAACGCTGAAGACGATTGAGCTCTCGCGGGCTTTCATCTCCACGGTACGCACTGCGAGCAGCGCTTTTGCGTCGTTCATTAGTGGAACTGCTGGAGCTGTCGCCAGCATTGATGATTTATCAAAACGCACGGGCATCACGACTGACGTTCTTCAGGCTTACTCGCTGGCAGCAAACCAGTCTGGCGTGGGCCTTGAGACGTTCGGGCGTGCAGTTCAAAAGCTGACGATCAACCTTGGCGAAGCCCAGACTGGCAATAAGGCTGCAGTCAAGTCGTTCGCTGACCTCGGGCTTTCGGTTGGCGATCTTTCCAACCTTAACCCAGAGCAAGCATTCAACGCAGTTGTGGCTGCGATCAGCAAGCTGCCCAACCCGGCACAGCAAGCAGCAGCCGCTGTGTCGCTGTTTGGGAAGTCTGGCGTCGAGCTTGTGCCCATCTTCCAAGAAGGCGCAACATACCTGCAGCAGATGACCGCCGAAGCAAAGCGGCTCGGCATTGTGCTCAGCCCGCAGCAGACTGATGGAATCGGAAAACTTGATGACTCGCTTCAGAAGACGCAGCTGACTCTGCAATCGTTTGCGGCTCGAGTTGTGGCAGAGCTTGCCCCTGCACTTACTCGCGCCGCTGAAGAGGCGTCTACGTTCATCGCAAGCATTGACGTAAAAGACATAGCCAGCGCACTGACCACAACTGTCTCAAACCTCGCCAAGGTGTTTCAGCTGCTTGCAGATTCTGCAGCCCCGCTTGCAGGAAACATCCTGCCACTCATTGGCGGGTACTTGGCATTCATTAACGGCAAACAACTTGCAAGCGGACTCAAAAACCTTTCAGGCGCTTTTTCTTCCGCAACCGCTGAGGCGTTTAGGTTGTCTGGCAGTGCTGGCCTTGCTGCTTTCAGCATCAGGGGGCTGGGGGCTGCAATTAAAAGCGTGATCGCTTCCACTGGCGTAGGGCTATTGATCACGCTTTTCGGCGCTGCTGCTGGTGCTGCCGTTGATCTTGCTTTGTCTTCTGGTCAAGCAAGTGCTCAGTTTACGGACGGCATTGGAGATCCAATAAAGTCAGTCCGCCAGCTGTCGGCTGAAATGAAAGCCGCCGTAAGTGACGTAAAAAGGTTTGGAGAGGAATCAAAAAACGCGCTTAAGGTGCCGACGTTCACGGCGCAGGATCTCGCCCAGGAAGCCATCGACGAAGCGAGCGCGGCCGTGAAGGCTCTGGCCAAGGAGCTTGGCGGACTCAATCGCGTGCCTGCCGCAGTCCTCGAGCGGTTCCGTGAAATCAAGGGCTTTGCCGAGGGCATCACGACAGACTCGCTCGCCTTTGGTGACGCAATCAGGTTGGCCAGCCGTGACGCCCAGGCGTTAACGGCAGACGTTCGCACCGTCACTGACGCCAGGAAGGCTGACGCCGAAGCCGCAAAGGCTGCCGCAGACGCCGCGAGAAATGCAGCAGAAGAGGCACGGCAGCGTACTGCAGAACTGGCCAACGCCGGGCTGAGCGACGCCGAGAAGAGCCGCCTGCAACTCAATAAGGATCTGCTGGCAATCGTCACTGAGCAGCGTGCTGCTGAAGAGGCGCTGGCTGCCGCCAAGCGTGCCGGCGATTCCAAATCGCTTGCAGACGCTAGGCAACGTCTCGCGTTATCACAGGCGGCTGCGAAAGAGGCGAAGGCGCAGGACCGCGAGAGGCAACTGCAGGCCCTTGGCGTAGACAAGAACATCTTGAAGCCAGCCACTACTCTGGCCGATCAGTTCAAGTCCGTACGCCAGGCATTCGACAAGAAGCTGATTGACGGTGGCGAGGCTCAGACTGCTCTCAGGAATCTTGCCAAGGAAGGCATCGACATCCGTAAGGAAATCTCACGAGAGCTTTCGCGGCCCGCTGCCTCGGCGCTGAACGTCAATGACATCCGGACCAGCGAGGGCATCTCTTCGCTGTTTGCCCTTGGCCGCGAAGATCCAGCGATTGCCCAGCGGCGCGATCAGTTGAAGAAGCTCGAGGAGATCAAGCAGGGCCTGCTTGCAATCGGCGCATCGCCGGTAGAAATACTGGGCACGTAATGGCAGTTATTGCATACCGCGAAGTCATCCCGCGCACGTTCTCTCATCGTTTTGGAGAGAGCCCAACGGCTGACCTCAAGTTCGTGGTGACACTAGACGAGCCAACCGACCATCAGGCAATCATCGGCGCTGTCGGCATCCTGCACGGAGACTCTCACCCAGAGTCCTCCTACCTCAGAATGCTCGATGCCCAAATCTCAGAGACTGACAGGCACCACGTTGAGATCACGTACAAGTACGAACTGCCGAAGCAGCAGGATCTTGACCCCAACCCGCTGGCACGGCCAGACGTGTGGTCGTTCTCGACAGGTGGTGCCCAGGTGCCGGCTCTCGTCTACTACGACGGCAGCGGCAACGACTCAAAGAAGCCGCTGACAAACTCTGCTGGAGATTTCTTTGAGGGGCTAACGGCTTCCGAGGCTGAGGTACGTGCCACGATCGCAGGCAATCGCTCGACATTCCCGCTTGATCTGGCTGCGTCGGTCACAAACTCAGTGAACGCATCTGGCTATCTTGGCGGCGATGCTCACACGTGGTTTTGCTCTGGCATCGGCGGGCAGCAGGCGTCAGAGGTGGTGAACGGCCAAGAGATCCGATACTGGCAGGTCACGGTTGAACTGCTTTTCCGTGCCAGCACGCACAACCTACTGCTGCCCAATGTTGGCTGGAACTTTATTCAAGGCGGCGAGCGCAAGCGATGCTATGTGATTGACTGGGACGCGAAAGAGTACCTGCCTTCTGCTACGCCTCGACCGCTAACCACGCTAGGCAACATGAAGGCAGGCGACGAAGGCCCGGACTTCATCACTCGCCGCGTTTATAAGGAAGTCGATTTTGCCTCGTACTTCGGGCAGCCAAACTTCTAAGCCATGGCATACCAACGAAATATCTCCATCGCGTCGGCAGGCACTGCTGGCATTCGCGTCACCTTCTGCAGCACCTCCTACTCGGGGTCATTCTCTTGCACTTCGTACCCTGTGTTCTCATCGTCCACGACTGACGGCACGAGCTTCTACGCAGCCAACACGCCGCTCAAGCAGTTGTCACCCGCCGGAAGTTTTCGAGCAGCCAACACGCCAGCCGTATCGTTCAGCAGCTCGAGCGGCACTGCGCTGGTGACTTTCCCGTATGGCACGTCATTCAGCAGCACTTCGCAAGAGTACGAATCTGGCGGCAGCCCGCGACGCTACAAGTACATCCTGCACACATCAGGGCACACGCCCGCCACTGCCTACTCTGCGAGCGTCTCGGCCAGCACGGCAGTGGTGATGTTTGGGTCTGTTGACGTGCGTGTGGTCAGCACCGCGTCTGCGTCGTTTGTCAGCGTTTGCTCAGACGCCGTTGAAGGCAGCGCCGGCGGAGGGCTGTAGGCATGGCCCAGAAGCCAGACGGGAAAGCCGCCAAGACAGACCGCGTTGTCTTTACTCGCCCAGCTGCGGAGCGGATCTCCAAGGTTGTGCGAACCGTTGAGGCCGGCGGCAGAGACTCATCGCCGCTCACGTTCGGCAATCGCTCGGAAGGGTTAGGCGGAAAGGTTTTCCGCGTCTGCACCTTTACGGGCTCGTGGGCCATCAGCAGCAGCAAGAACGTCACGTTTAAGTACCAGACCACAACGCCCAACACTGTTTCAGCCACGAACCTAGTTTGCGGCCTCAGTCCTGCTGGCGCGTGCGATGCGTCTATTGCGAAAGATGGAACTGCCTGGTTTCTGCTTCAGCCAAACCTCACGCAACTGCCTGGATACTCAGCAAGCGGGACGCAGGTCATGGTGCTGGTAAGCGGCAATCTGCAGTTTGTTGGAACAACGGCGTGCTGAAATGCCAATTGCGTTAAAGTCAGGAAAGCCCGTACTGAAAGCAACAAAGCTTGCCACTACGTGCTCGTGCTGCAATACAGCAGCAGCCCCTTGTTACGCGCTCGTTGATGGCTCGCTTGTTTTTTGGTATTCCGCAATGCTTCTCAATATTTCATGGGAAGGTCTATCAGTCCCTGGGGGAAGACTCATCGAAATAAATCTAGACCAGGACCCAGGCGCGTGGGATAACCCAAATAGTGATACCTGGGTCAGTGCAAGAGTTACACGGTCGGAGTTTTCAGAACCTGGGTTTTTTATAGCAACCGACCGTTTTGAGCTTTACACACAACGGCAAACACCTTACTGGTTAGACTGCACAACAAATGAACTCGGCAGCATCATTACTGGAAAAGTTCGAACCACTCGCAACTATCACGTACCAAGATTATCGTATAACGTGCCTTATTCTGGATATCTAAACTGGTACGACGCTGTTGATTTGTGGCAATGGCAAATACAGCTTGACAAAAGCGGTGTACCTGATGCTGTGTCTATATCAGCAATCAGCGGAACCAAGACGACGTATGACGAGTATTTAAATGGGACAACAACAACCAACGGAGCAGGGTACATGTCCCAGCCTTCAATATCTGTGTCTTTTGTCCCATGAAGATTTCTCGCAAGTCGCTTGAGTATCTCGCAGAAACTCGCGGCTTTGCTGGCGACTTTTTGGAATGCATCTTATTTGCGCACGATGACGACATGGTTGAGGTAGATACCAATCACCCGGCCTACCCGCGAGCGAAGCCCGGCCTTGGCGACATGGTGAAGGCTGGCCTATCCGCCATCGGCATCACCGAAGAGCGAGTCAGTGCCGCTATCGGCCGCCCGTGTGGATGCTCTCAGAGGGCTGAGGCGCTCAACGAACTGGGCCGCAAGATCGGCATCGGTTGACGCCCCCGCTACGGTAGTGTGCGAAAGGGCCAGCCGTGGCAGACGATCACGTTTTCACGTTGAACGGCGACGAGCGGTGGCTGCTGCGTTTTACGACGCTCAAGGGCGCTGCCTACGGGTACACGTTCAGCCAGAAGGCGAAGCACCCGCGAATCATCCTTGACGCTCGCATGCGTGGCCGCAAGAAGCTCGAGGTGCTGGTGCATGAACTTCTTCACGCCTTGAATCCAACGCAGTCTGAGGAGCACGTAGAGCAGCAGGGCAAGGATATTGCCCGCGTGCTCTGGAGTCTTGGATACCGCGAGGTGAACGATGGGCCGTAGTGCTGGCACATTCCGCCGCAAGAACGCATCGGACGCTTGGAACGTCACAAGCCTTGAAGGCAGCGTCACACGCATTGATTTCAACCAGCGTCTATGGGTGCTGCTCTCTAGCGATTGGCATTGGGACTCGGTGAAGTGCAACCGAGAGAAGCTCACGGCGGATCTCACGAAAGCCCGCGAGCTCAACGCCGCAGTGCTCAGCATTGGCGATCACTTCGACGCGATGGGTGGCAAGTACGACCCGCGATCGAATGGCAAGTGGGACGTAAGGCCAGAGTTTCAGAGGGGCAATTACTACGACGACATCGTTACCCAGTGCGCGGAGTACCTTGAGCCGTACCGCGAGCAGATGGCACTCATCACGCCTGGCAATCACGAGACTGCGGTGCGGAAGCGGATGGAGACGTGCTTGACCACGCGGCTCGTTGAGCAGCTGCGGGTGCGTGGCAGCAAGTGCCGGGCCGCTGGCTACTCGGGCTGGGTAATGTTCCGGGCCAAGGCCGGAAAGACGAGCACGGCCCTGTACCGACTCTGGTACCACCATGGCTATGGTGGAGGTGGGCCGGTGACTCGCGGCGTCATTGACTACAGCCGCTATCTGACAGACGTGGACGCTGACTGCGTTCACGCAGGGCACGTCCACCAGCGAACGCTCATTGAGGCCAGCCGGCAACGGCTCTCTCCTACGGGGCTCGTGCGGGTGCGGCCGATTCACCTCGTTCGATCGGCGGCCTACAAGCAAGAGTGCCTCACCGATGGCTGGGCCGTAGAGAAGGGCATGAGCTCGCGCCCGCTTGGCGGTTGGTGGATGCTGCTGAGGTGGAACACGGACCACACAGAACTGCGTGCGTCTTTCCACGACTCGCCACGCGATGACTCATCCTTTGACGAGTGAAATACGCTGCACTTTTTCTTACCAAAAGGAACGCCGATGAGCCCGTCAATCGCAGAAGCAAACGAAACGCTACGAAACGCAGTCGAGGCACGCCGCGAGGCGCAAGCCGAAGGAAGGCCACTTGAGGAGTGGTACGGTGTGTCGCAGGCGGCGACAGACGCTGCGTCATCTGTCGCAGAAGCAGAGGAACCGCAACACGTCGATGAGCCATACATCGAGCACCTGCTGCACGAGCACCACCTGCACCGTGCTGGCCTGACGCAGGACGAACTAGACGAAGCCCTTGAGCGTCTGGCCGGCGACGGCATCACGCACGAGCAGCGGCCCGGCTCGCTGCCGTTTCTGGAACTGCTCGAGGAGGTGCGGCATCTGCACCTGAGCAAGAGCCAGGACTACGGGAGCGAGAGCGACCCGCTGGCCAACATCCGCCAGGGCGCTGAGTTCGTTGGCATCGAGCCGTGGCGTGCCTGTCTCGTCAGAGTGGCCGACAAGGTGCAGCGGCTGAAGACGTACTGCAAGACGGGCCGGCTCGTCCACGAGGGAGTGCGCGACACGCTACTGGATCTCTCGGCGTATAGCCTTCTGGCGATTGTGCTTTTCGATGAGGGCCGCAATGGCTGAGCCGCTAACGCCCGAACACCTTGCCACGATGGAGCAGGCCGCCCGCCGCTTCTCGGGTGCGTACACGGGCACGAGCGGGACGCTGGCCGGCTACGTGATTCACTTGTTGCAAGAAGTGCAACGGCTGAAAGCCGAGTGGCAACTGCTCGCGGTGGCAAAGGCCATGAAAGAAAACGCCTAGGCCGGGGCTTGAGCGGCGGCAGGTTTTACTCCCTTTCCCTGCCGTCGCTCGCCCTGTGCCTGGTTCATCTCGGCTTGCCCGGCCCAGCCCCCGGCCTGTCTTCGGGCCGCTGCGTGATGTCTGGCAGGTAGTCGAGGTTGCTTTCCCTGCCCGTTATCTCCTCGTCGTAATAGTGGGTTTCGGCCATTTCTTCGCTGCTATGCCCCAGCTGTTTCTTGGCTGAGATTCCGGCCCGTTTCAGATAACTCGCTGTGCTTTTCCGAATTGAATGAAACGGGTGGTATGGCACCCCAGCTGTGCGACACAGCACACGCAGGCTGCCGTAGATGGACAGGAACTCACGATCCTCCACCCAAGGCCACACACGCTCGCTAGGGGCCCCTCGCTGCATGGCCAGCATCTTGGCCAGTTCCGGCGTGATCGCCCGCGTAATCGTCTCTCTGTGCCCTTTGCGGGTGGCAGCCAGAAACGTGAGCGTGTGCTGCTCCAGATCCACCTCTGACCACCGGAGCTCGAGCACAGCACCGATGCGCTCGCCCGTCTGAAACATGGCGAGAATCTTGGTGACCCAGTACCAGGCCGCTGGCTTGCCCGCTACGGTGCCTTTCCTGTGCCTGGCGGTATCGACAAGCCTGGCAAGCTCCTCGGCCCTGAAGGCCTTCGGGACGGGCTTAGGGACGCGAGGCCGGGCGTAGTCTGGGAACTCGACCAGTTCGCCGTCAGACCGTTTCCAGCGTTTCTTGGCCAGCCACGTCCACAAGCTACGCAGGTGGGCGGAATCTTTGGCCAGCGAGGCTGGCGAAATCTTTTTGTAGCGGCTGTGCTGGGTGGCCTGCCGCCACCGCAGGAACTTTGCGGCCGTTAAATCATCGAGATCGTCCACCGTGGGCTCATGCCCCAGGTAGTCGCGGAACCTGTCTAGGCTGCTCAGGTACATCACCACCGAGCGGTCAGAGAGCCCTTTGAGCGGGGCTACTCGGTCAATCAGCAAATCCCTCAAAGTCATCGCACGCCTCCCATTTTCTTGTCAAAAAGGCGATGCTACCGGATACTGTACAGATGTTCAATCTACACCCCATCCGTTAGAAACATCGCCGCGAATCTACTGTACAGCGTTTCCAGTACAGCAGGCAAGGCGAGTTGATCCGTATGATTGATCGAACTGCGTGAACTGGAAACATGGCGAAGAAAAAACGGACACCCGCTGGACAGCCCGCTAAACTCCTGGCCATGGACATGACCACGGAGACGCAGCGAGAACTCATCGGAACCACCGATGCCGCGAAGATTCTTGGGGTACGGGTTGGCTACATCCGCCAACTTGCGCGCGACGGCGACATCTGGTCAGACCACAGGTTTGGCCAGAGATGTCCTGTGTATGACGCCATCGAGCTCAGGGAACTGGCTGAGCAAAAGCAGGCAGAGCGCGATTCAGGCACCCGTGGCGGCAGGCCGCCAAGCGGCGGACCAGTTGGCTAACCAATAGGGTTTGCCCAGTTTGCTGGGGTTTTTTTACGGCAAAGAAATCTTGGTCAAGTTGCTCTTGACCATTCGCAGATATCTACACTAGCCTGCTGACCACATGGAGGTGATGCCGTGAAGCGAGTGACGTGGAACGACGCCGTGGTTGCCTTGACGCTGGTTCAGTTGGGCCAGCAGCTGGGAACGCAAACGCCGGTTGCTCGAGCCGTGTTTGACCTCGTCACGATCATCACGTCTTTTTTTGCACTGCAAAGGTAGATACCTGCACAACGCACAAGGCTCGGAAAGGAAAGGCCGTGCAGGTATGCCACTGGAATCTTCGTACAGACGCTTGCCTCGTAGGTGGACGCCTGTACACTACCGCAACCCAAGAGAAGGAGAGCACCCCGATGATCACGAATAAATCAAGCCCCGCAGAAAACGAGTACCTCGCCGCCGTCGCCGGCCTGCACGAGCAGACGCTGGGCCCAGCCCCGAAGGTCACCTACGCCATTGGCGACTTCGTAAGCGGATGCTCAGCCGGCAAGCGTTGGCAGGGACGCATCTGGAACGTCGATGGCGACCGACTCAGCATCGAGATTGACGGCGGATGGCTGGCCGTTTCGGCCAAGGACGTGACGCACTGAACGCAGAAAGGACCGGCGGCAAGCGGAGCTAGTTGCCGGAAGGAGAGCGGTGGAACCGCAGCAGCAAGGACGCACTTACCACCCGCCGAGCAGGACGCGGAGCGGGCTTTTTCAACAACGCAGAAAGGGACGCGATGACCACGACGATTGCAAACACGAACGACCGCAAGAGCATCTTGCTGAGCATGGCCACGAAGTTTGGCATGGAGCCAGCGGCCTTTGAGGCCACGGTGCGTGCCACCTGTGGCTGCGACAAGGCCACAAAGGAGCAGTTCGCTGCCTTCCTGCTGGTGGCCAACGAGTACGGGCTGAACCCGGTGACGAAGGAAATCTACGCCTTCCCGACACGCGGCGGCGGCATCCAGCCCATCGTTGGCATTGACGGGTGGATGACGATGGCGAACAACCACGCTGCCTACGACGGAATCACGTTCGTGGACAGGCTGGGGGATGACGGGCAGCTGGTGGCGATCACGGCCCAGGTGCACCGGAAGGACCGCAGCCATCCGGTGGAAGTCACCGAGTACCTAGCCGAGTGCCGCCAGGGCACGGAGCCATGGAAGAAGTGGCCTGCCCGAATGCTTCGCCACAAGGCAGCCATTCAGGCCATCCGCTACGCCTTCGGGTTCAGCGGCATCGTTGACCCAGACGAGGCCGATCGGATGCGTCAGCCGCAGGTGAGCGTGACGGTGAACCACCACCCCGAGCCGCTGCAGCACCGGAGGTTTTCCGGCAAGCAGGACGTGCCAGCGTTGACCGTTGAGCCCGAGGACCGTGGCCAGGAGTTCCCGCACGAGGCTGCCGAGCACGAGGTGCACGCATGACGCTTGACGAGGCCATCACGGCGATCCAGACGGCCGGCAACAAGCACGACGCCATGAAGATCGCCAACGCTGTCTCTATGGAATCAATGGCCCTGGCCAGGCCATACGCAGACGAGTTGGCTGTGCGTCATGCGTGGCATGAGCGTTGGGGCATGGAGCCACAAACGCTTGGCGACGCAGGGCCACGGCCGGGCACGAACTGGACAGGAGACTAACGCCACGCCATTGGCAGCAGGCTGACGAACACAGCCGCATTGGCCGCCTAGCGGTAGGTGGCGAGTAACAACCGCAGCCGACGCCGTTGATCCGGCGGTGAGTCGGTCGCGCCGGGCGTAACCCGGCAAATACACACGAAAGGACTTGTGATGAGCGACTACTACAAGGAAGCACCGCTGCCGCTGTTCGCAACGCGAGCGCCAAGCGTCAACGGCTCGGCCACCTCGGCCGCAGCTGCGGACTCGCTGGGGCCGGCAACGCTAAACGCGATGCAGCGGCGCGTCTACGAGTTCATCAAGTGGCGCGGTGCAGCCGGGGCAACCGACGAGGAAATCCAGATTGAGATCCAGATGCCAGCGAGCACGCAGCGGCCACGTCGCGTTGAGCTCGCACGTAAGGGGCTGATCGTGGAGGGCGGCACCAGGCGGACGGCGAGCGGGCGCATGGCAACGATTTGGAGGAAGGCGTGATGGCTGTATTACCAATACCAGACGACGCCATTCTTGATCGCCTTACGTCTCTCCCGGAAGGCGACCGAGCCACCTCAAGAGCAAACCCATTTGCGGTTCTAGTTTCATCAAACGAACTGCTGACCGCAGATCACGCAGTTGTATCTGGCCTCTACAGCACCGGCGAATCGTTTTCGTGCCCGAAATGTCGCGGAGAAATGCGGCTCTACGTCAACGCAAGAGGGACTCCTTTTTTCGCGCACGCTTCCGCCCGCGGATCGTGCCCGTCTGGATTTGAAACGCCAGCTCATCTGTGCATAAAGCGAGGGCTCCACTCAATCGGATTCTCTTGCGAGCACCGCGACAGCAGTACGTCATTTCAGTTTGACGCATACCACGAAGAAACAGACACGGCCGTTGAGGTGATTAGTAGCGGAACAGGCCGTTACGAAAAAAAGATACACGACATGAGAGCGAGCGGGCGGCGGTGCTGGTGGATAGCAGACAGCGGCTCAAGAAGCCTTGGATCAAAGGACGGGAGCGAGCGCATTTGCATGCGATCCTTTGAGTCAATCGGCCACGTTATTGTAAGCGGACTATTTAAGCCGAAAGCAGGGCCCCTGTTTTCGCAAATTGGAAACGAGTCCTTGTACGCGTTTTATTACGGACTGATCTGGAAGTCGTGCGGAGATGACCGCTGGCAGTTGCAAGATGAAGACCACCCTCTGTCAAAGGCGGCGACGGCAGATGATGGCATGAAACATTTGATGGTGAGGATGCATTGGGAGAACGCAAATGTTGTGACGGAACTGAAGAGAAAAGGCATCAATCGAAGGACGTGGTTCGACTCAAAGTGGAGATACCGTGGTTTGTGGACTCCTACCTGGAAGGGCGACCGCGAATACATCGTCGATCTCGTCAATCAACTGATAGACGACGCCAAGAAGGCCGAGATGTTCGTGTCTCGCAATCGCAATTCATCAGGCTCAGCATCAGTGACTCAGCCAGTTCACCGAAGTGCCGAGGATGTTCTAAGGCGTATAACGGACGGTCACTCAGCGTCTTTTGGAGATGCTAGGAAACTTAGGGACATTGCAAACAACTCAGCCGTTACAAAGGCATTGTCTGCTGCAGAAATATTGGACGCGAAGCCATTACCTGCTGTTATAGATCAATCTTCTTTAAGAATCAGTAAGCGAAAGAGGTTGATCGTTTCTCAAAAGTGGGACGAAATCGAACGCTGGGATTCTCCACGGAGGGGCTCGACCCTCAATGCTAACCGGCAACTTCAGCAGATTTCCGCAAGTAAAGACCCTGTTGTTTGCGTCTGCGGCTGCGACCAATTGAGAGTCAAAAGCATGGGCAAGCTTCGGTGGCTGTGTTGCGAGAACTGCGGAAGCAGTGTCGGCAACTCGTGGGTGGAGCGGCGGCATTCGGTTAGGTCTTAGTGGTCGCTATTGGATTAGCTAAAAGGAGGCCAGGATGGCCAAAGAGTTTGCAATGCTTCCGCAATGGAAGCTTTTAGAAATCGTTAGGACGTGCGGGACAGGCTGGATGAGGCGTCACGAAAGAGTGAAGCCAGCGGACAATGTTTTTTGGCAGCGGTCGCGTGTTGAGAACTATGCACTTGTGATCGAGCTTGCCGCCGCACACGTCCCGCCTGGCCATCAGATGACCAAGGACCGCAAGGACGCAGTTTGGCTTCACGTATGCACTGAAGTCGATTTGATGCTCAAGAACGTGCAGGTGAACTGATGGCAAAGTTCTGCTGGATGCCGCTGTATACGTCTGACTTGGTGAGCAGCTGCGTGGACATGACGCCACACCAGTTCGGGGCGTACGTTCGGCTGCTGTGCTACGCCTGGGACAACCACGGCCTGCCCAACGATGCGAACGCATGCGGACGCATTGCTGGCGGCATCGACCAGGCAGACTGGAAAGCCATTCGTAGACGCCTTGAAGTTTTTGACGCTGGGACTGACAGGGAGCGACTAAGCCACCCACGCCTTGAGGCTGAGCGTGAAAAACAGGCACATTTGCACGATTCTCGCTCTGAGGCAGGGAGAAGGGCAGCGAATAAGCGATGGCAAACGCAATGCGATGGCAATGCGGACGCATTAACAAAACCATGCCATCTAGAACCAGAACCAGAACCAAAGGTAGAAGTAATTACAGAACCAGAACCAAGAAAAGAACCCCATGCTGCGCATGGGGATGCTACGAGCGATCCGCCGAAGCGGCGGAAACGCTCGCAGCCGGCCTCTGTCGTTCTTTGGACGGCCGATGGCGGATGGGTGGGCATTCTGGACGCTGACCGCCACGAATGGGCCGTAGCGTTTCCTGGGGCCGTCGTTGAGCAAGAGCTTGCCAAGGCTACGGCCTGGCTTAAGGCAAACCCCAGCAAGGCGGGAAAGCGGAACTGGCGTGCCTTTGTCGTTCGGTGGCTGTCTCGCTGCCAGGACAAGGGCGGCACGAACCGGGATGCGTCAAAGCCGCTGCCTGTTCCGCAGGATCAGTCCAAGCGTCGGTTCTATCGCGGAGACGCCAACGAGCGTCTTACGGATGCGGAGTACGCCGCATGGAGGCGCGACCAAAGAACAGGCGGAACGGTGTCCGCGCTTGCACAGTCCATGAAACTCAAGGAGGAAGACCTATGACACCAGAGAACACCACCACCATCGAGCGTCTGCCGCTCACGCCTAGCCAGCAGCGGGCGTACGAGTTCATTGCCAGCACCGCTGGCATGTGGGGGCCAAGCGTCCGCGAGATCGCGGCCGGGCTTTCGTACAAGAGCCCGCACGCTGTCACCGGAATGCTCGAGCAGCTGGAGCGTAAGGGTTGGATCGTCCGCGAGCCGGGCAAGTCACGAGGAATAAGGGTGCGAACATGACTACCGAAAGACTCATCAAGCGTCTGCTGCGTCTGCAGGGTGGCTGCATCCACGCGAGTGAAGACGCTGACAACTGGAGCATGCACGACTCGCTCGTTGCCAACGCCCGCACGATCGGCATCGCCATTGCGTCCATCAAGACGCTCAAGGCCGAGAACGACGAACTGCGGGCCCGGCTTGTGCGGCAGGCGTGCTACTTCGAGCACATCGAAGCACGCGAGCAGCCGAAGACGTGGCCGCTGCTTGAAGACACGGGAGAAGACCTATGACGCTCTCGGATTTCGTCTGGTTGGCAATAGGCGAAACACTTCTCGCGGGCACTTTCGCTCTCGGGATCTTGGTTGGTGTGTCTCTTAATCGAAAGGGCCAAAGGAATGGCAACTGCAACACGGGAACGGAAGACGAGTGGAATCACACTGGCAACGTCAACGCTACGGGCGGCACTTGCCGACGTGCTCAGGGCTGTGCCGGCACGGCACGCGAAGCCCATCCTGGCCAACGTCCGGCTAGGTGACGGGCTGCTGACGGGCACGGATCTCGAGGTGCGAATCGACCGCGAGATCGACTACCACGGCGACGCTATGCTGCTGCCGGCTCATCGGCTCAGCGCCATCATGCGGGCCGCGACCGGCGACGAGGTGTTTCTAATACCAAAGGAAAGCAGCGTCACGGTGAAGTGTGGCGCTGGCTCGTGGACGCTGCCAACTGAGGACGCTGCAGAGTTCCCGACGTGGGACGCTGGCGATCTGAAGGCAATCTGCCGCCTGCCGGCGGACCAGTTCTGCCGGGCCGCTAAGGCCACGATCTACGCCACGGACAGCGAGAGCAGCCGCTACGCACTTGGTGGCGTGATGCTGGACGTTGAGCCCACTACGGACGGCTCGCGGCAGCACTGGGTTGGGACTGACGGTCGCCGGCTCGCGTGCGTTGAGACTGAAAGTGACGATGCCCTGTCTGAGTCGCAGACGGTCCTGCCCGGACGCCTGGTGTCGCTCGTGGCCAGTCTCGCTGCTGGTGACGGCTCAGTGCAGGTTGAGGCTGACGCCAAGGAAGTGCGCTTCTCGCTGGACGGCTGCACCATCTCGGGCCGGCTTATGGAAGGACGTTTTCCGAAGTGGCGTGACGTGCTCGGTGAGCCGGAAGGCGAGCCAACGGTGATCGACGTGGTGGAGTTGCTCCAGGCGGTGCAGTCTGCGGCCATCGTCACCAGTGAGCAGTCCAAGGGCATCAGCCTGACGTGGACGGCCAACACGCTGGTGCTCGTGGGCCGCTCGAGCGAGTACGGGGAAAGCAAGGTCATCTGCCCGACGATCGCGGCTGGCTCGACGGCGAGCACCAAGCTGGACCCAAAGTTTCTGGCCCAGTTCCTAGCGAACCTGCCGCAGGACGAAGAGCCGCACGTTGACGTGTACGTGGCCGATGCCCAGAGCCGCGTGCTACTACGCTGCGGCCCGTACACGGGCGTCATCATGCCGCTTGCGGAGGATGCCTGAGCGTGAGGAATCGGACTTACGACTACGCGGAAGTGCGTCGCCTGTATGACTCTGCCGTAACGGTTGACGAAATCGCTGACCGCATCGGCGCTGCTCGCTCCACTGTCTGGCGGATTCTCAATGGGCATAAGCCAGCCAGTGGGGCGCAGGCCAAGAAGGTTGATCGTGAGGTGCTGCTGAGGTTGTGGCAGCAAAATCTGACGCTTGAGGAGATTGGCCTAACCATCGGGTGCTCTGGCTCAACCGCTGGAATGCTGGCCAGGCAGCACGGGATGCCGCCGCGAGAGTCTGCCAGGAAGATGCAGCTGCCAGACCCGACGCCAGACGAGATTGCCGTAAGAGCACGCGAGTGCAGAGAGCGGCACTACGCTGAGAGACGGCGAGAACAGGGAGGGCTGGCGTGAGCGAGAGAACACGGAAGATCAGCGGCTCCCGGCCACTGACGTAGAATCACCAAAAGGCGGCACCGGGAGTCCGCTGCATCCGTTGGTTCTCACAGGAGAAAAAGATGAGCTCTTGGAATGCGCAGTATTTGCTCGGAGTCGTGATTGGTTCGGTTCTGGTTTCGGTCGTTTCGTGTGCCGTTAGGCTGCTGATTCACAGGGGCCGACCTAAATCATGTCGTATGTGATACGAAAAATGCCCAACGAAATGCCTTGGTATGCGTGGTTTTCCCTTGCCGTGCTCATCCCGGCGTCGTTCTTTGGGTCGGCTTGGTTGATGCACTGGGCAACAGGAGCTGACCCGCTGGTTGAGGAGATATGGCGGCTGCGTGGGCAGAACTCGGTGCTGCGGGAGCGGCTTGAGCAACTGGAGGGCGAGCGGCGGCGCGATTCCGAGACGCTTCGCAAGGTGATCGGGAAGTGAGAACGCTAAGGATCAGCGGCAGCGATGAAAGGACTCACCATGCGTAAGGACGATGCAACGCTGTCCGCTGCATCCGTTGGTTAGGCATCTCATGGCTGACTTTGACAACAACCGATTCCAAAGCAAAAGCGTTGAGTGGGCAACGCCGCAACAACTATTTGCCGTGCTAAATGACGAGTTTGGCTTTACGCTTGACGTTGCCGCGAGCCGCGAAAATGCAAAATGCGGCCGATACTTCACGGCAGAGAATGATGCGCTGCGGCAGGATTGGGACGGAACGTGCTGGATGAATCCTCCATACGGAAGGGAGGTTCCGAGGTGGTTGGAGAAAGCCATCGCGGAATCAAAGCGTGGCGTCACGACTGTGTGCCTGATACCAGCGAGGACAAACACGGGTTGGTTTCACGAGTTGTGTTTTCGCCAGGGCGAAGTTCGTTTTGTGCGAGGTCGCCCAAAGTTTGGGGACGCCGACCACGGGCTGCCATTTCCGCTGGCGGTTGTGATCTATCGGCCGAGATACCAGACGGTTCAGATCGCCTAACACGGAAGATCAACGGCGGCCGCCGCAGGACTCACCATGACACATGACGAAGCAGGGCCGTCCGTTGCATCGGCTGGTTATGCCGCGTACCGCTGCATCTTGATTGACCCTCCGTGGCCACAAGGGATGACAGGAAGCCGGAAGCGAGCGAAAGGCGGATCGCCTCCCGAGTTGCCATATCCGACTATGACGCTAGAGCAGATGATTCGACTTCCGGTGAAAGCACTGGGGGCTGACGACTCCCACTTGTGGCTCTGGACAACGAACCAGTTTCTTGAGGATGGGTTTATCCTCATGCGGGCGTGGGGCTTCAAGTACCTTGCGGCCGTTCACGCGATCAAGCCAAGCGGAATCGGAAACTACTTCATCAGCAGGACGCAAACGCTGCTGTTTGGCTACAAGCACAAGTGCCGGTTCCCGCTGGAGCGATACAAGCCAAACGTGATCGAAGTACCAGACCCGCCTCGACACAGTGCGAAGTGGGACGAGACATACGACTACATCGAGGCGATCTCGCCTGGGCCAAGGCTGGAACTGTTTGCCCGGCGGAAGCGGCCGGGGTGGGACGTTTGGGGCAACGAGGTTTCTTCGGATATTGACCTAGTGGCATAACGCCAGAGATCAGCGGCCCGCGACCGCTGACGAAACTACAACCAGACGGCGGCATCGCGGGCCCGCTGCATCGCGTGGTTAGCTGTCGCATGAGAGACGAAGAAGAATCGAAGGAAAACTTTGCTGCAGAAGCCGAGTACGTAGCCGAACTGGAGAAACGAGCCAAAGAGGCAGTCCTCCAGGCGAAGGTGCTGATCGGCATGCGAGACGAGGCGTGCAAGAACATGGTGGAGCGGCGGATTTACGACATCGCAGGAGACTTCCCGTCTCGCTCAAAACCGGTTGAGTGCGTGTTTCATTTTGCGGAGGGCGACGAAGAAGTTCGGATTGAAGATGTTCGGCTTCCGTGGCGGTACGGCGGTGGAGAGGCGTTGCACTTTAGGTCGCCAGTGGTGGTTTATCGCTCTAAGCTAAAGAGCGGGAAGTGGTCAAAGACGGTGGCCGAAGTGGACGCGATGTGGGCAATCACGCAGATTGAAAAGTACACCAGCTAACCAGTAAGTATGCGGACCCGTATATCCGCCACCGCTGGCCATATATCTCCAAGCCGTCAGCGCCGTGCAGCCGCTAGCCGCAAGCTTGTCGCGCTAACGCGGATTATCTGCCGCATATCTCGCAGTCGTGTCACGCCCCGCGACACGATGGCTGAACGTATGTCAAAAGCGACGAAAAGCGACCGCTTTTGCATACAAGTGGGGCGGCCCTGATTCCTTGACACGTTTGCAATCCTGCTGGCTGTGGATTTGTTCCCAGTCACAGGAGGACTGCTATGCGTTTCGTTTTGCTTCTCGCCGCCCTGGCGTTCGCTTCCGTTGCCAGCGCCGATACCACCGTGGTGGCTCGTCGTGGCTCTGTCATCAGTGCCCAGGATCACGCCGTCGTGATCGCTCGCCGTGGCTCGCTTGTGCATTCCAGCTGCGGCCAGTACGAGGGCATTGGCACCGGCTCAACGCCTGAGCAGGCCCGGCGCAACTGCTGCTTCTTCGGGAAGCGCGTCATCGTTGAGGAAGGCGTGGCCTACTCGCCCGTGGCTCGTCGCTGGTTCGCGGTCATCCGCTATCGGTGAGCCTTGGCCGTCACGTTCTCAGTCGCAGGGCAGCCCGTCCCACAGCCGAGGCCGAGAGTCTCGACTGCGGGCGGGTTTGCTCGTGCGTACGTGCCAGGAAAGCACCCAGTGCATGCGTACCGCGAGGCTATCGCAGCAGCTGCTCGAGGTGCTGGGCTCACGACAACAGGCGACGTGCTGAACGTGGTGATAGATGCGGTGTTTGAGCGGCCTAAGTCGCATATACGAAAGGCCGGCGTGAAACCCGACGCACCGAAGTTGCCCAGGCCCGACGTGGACAACATCGCCAAGGCGGTGCTCGACGCACTGCAGGACGTGATGGGCGATGACTCTCTGGTTGGCCGATTGGTGGTGGAAAAGTCATACGGCCAGGAGGCACGGACTACCGTGCGAGTGTCGTGAGCACTGTGGCCGTAGTCATCCCTACGTGGAACATGGCCAACACACTTGGTCGGGCTCTTGGCTCGGCGTGCGTTGGCGGTGCCGATGAGATTGTCGTGGTGGACGATGCCAGCACTGACGCCACTTACAGCGTCGTGCAGCAATGGCAGAAGAGCCATCCGCATGTGCAGTACGTGCGGCATCCTGAGAAATCGAAGGATCACAACGCAGCCCAGCGTGATGTGTGGCTATCGCTAAAAAGCAATCACGTCATCGGCCTGGCTGCCGATGACTGGCTTTACCCGTCTGCCGTTGAAGCCGTACGCCGCAATGCTCATTCGCCTGTGGTGTTCACGGACGCAGACGCCTTTGACGAGCAAGGCCGATTCATTCACTGGCACATGAGCGAGTTCTACGGCTACAAATCCGCCAGTGAAGTGAGGCAACGAGTTTGTGGGCCGTCTAATCTGATTGAGAGCGGCATAGGCTCGTCACTACGCCGAGATATGGTGCAGTGGCTGTGGATGATGGGATGGGATTCGCTTGGACCGCTCATGGATAGCGTCGGTTATGGCACCGTCGCGTGCTTGTTCGGTGCCACCTACGTGCAATGCAAGGGCGCTGGGCTCACTGTGCGCGAACGAAGCTACGGGCGAAACCCCGATTGGACTGAGAACGACTACCGCAAGATGGGAATGCACGCTGTGGCGTGGATGGATTACGCGGGGCTAGACCGCGAGACGATTAGGGTCATGGCCCGCAAGCGTTGCTGCTTGGAGGTGGCATGATTATCCCCGCACGATTTTGGCAGCCTGACGAGCCGTTTACTGATAACTACCTTCAGCGTGCAGAAGAAGGCCTGGCCCGGTTGCGAAACTCAAAGGTTGCTTTCGTTGGGCTGGCCCGAAACTGTGCCGTGCGACTCGCCCAGAACCTTGGCCTGCTCGAGCAGCTGCAGGATTTGTGCGGCTCGTGGTCGCTGCACATTGAGAGCAACGACTGCACTGACGCCACGCTGGACGTGCTGCACGACTACTGCCGCGAGAAGCCGCAGGCCACGTTTCACTATCAGATTCTGGGCCGCGAGCAGCACGGCGCAGAGTTCGCCGGCCGTCGCACGATCGCCCTGGCCGAGTACCGCGACTCTTGCCAGCGGTGGGTGCGTGCGTGCTCGCCTGACGCCGACTACGTGTGCGTCATCGACTGGGATGCGTGGGGAGGCTGGAACACCAACGGCTTGCTGAACGGGCTCGGCTGGCTCGTGGAGTTGCCGGGTGCGTACGGCATGGCCAGCACGTCGCTCTTTCAGTACGACTTCGGACATGGGCCGTCGTGGCACCACTATGACTTGTGGGCCCTGCGTGGCGTTGGGCAGGCCGATTGCTACTTCGACACGTACCAGAGCGGCTACGGGGGCTTCGGCTACACATGGCTGCCGCCGGTTGGCTCGCCGCCTGTGCTCGTCTCGTCTGCGTTTGGGGGCATGTGCATCTACCGCACCGACGCATATCTGAAGGGAACGTATGACGGCGTGAGAGACTGCGAGCACGTTCCGTTCCATCAGAGCATTGCGCGAGCGACGGGCCAGCACCTGTATTTAAACCCGTCGCAGCGGACGCTGATGAGTTGGATGCCTGAGCCATGCGCGGAATCACCTCAACCATAAGCCTGACGGCGTTCCGTGCCGATTGGATGACGCACATGCCAATGAGGGCCTTGTGCGAGCGGTGGACTATTTCACGGGATCAAGTCATCCGCCTGGCCGTCGTGTGGGAGTTGCCACGCCGGCACGACCGCAAACTGCGAGCCAAGCCTGTTCGGCAGCGAGATCCAACCACCACCGAGATTCAACAGGCCTGCATTCAGATCCAAGCGACGTGGAGTGATGACGTGCGAGAGGACCGGCGAGTAACCAAGACTCAGCTAGTGTCGCTCAAGCGTATTCCGCTCGACAGCGAGACGAGAGAACACACGGCTTACGACGGCGACGCTGACTTGTGGGAGGCCAACCGATGACGCTGTCACCACGGGGCAAGGAAGACGTGCTGCGGCGGATCGTCATCGAATACGGGCAGCTGTATGCCTACATCTACCTCACCGATGGCCACGGGAAGCTGCTCGACGAAGAGGTTTTCAAGCAGCCGTTTCGGCTGGATCGGAAAGACGCATTCGAGGAGGCCAAAGACGCCTATGACGCCGCCTACGATTGGATCAACGAAATCGTCAATGTGACGCCACTGCAAGAGGACGACGACGATGAGGCAGACTCCGAAGAGGAGGACTAGCCTTGCCAAACTACGAAGCCACGCCGGCCGAGCTTGAGAAGTACGGCGGCAACCTGTCGATCTGGGACCAAATCCGCCTCCTGCAAGCGTGGGCACCGCTCGTCGGCTACGCCCAACGGTTCGTGCAGACGGCCGACCCGTACGCCAAGGCCGTGGTGGTGAGCGATGCCGCCGAGTGGGTGGCCAGCAAGACTGACGCCCAAGTAGATGACCAGTTGGTGCGGATGCTTGGCGACTTGCTTAAGACCAAGGAAGGTGAAGCCCTGGTTCGGTGGTGCCTGCTGCAGGTGGAGGCCGCCCGTTGAGCGATGAAAGCGTCATACGCCTCGCAGCCGTGGTGGCGGCGGTTGCTCTGCTGGCCGCCCCGTACCGGGACAGGATCGCTGTCTGGCTCTCTACGGCCGCCCAAGCCTGCTACGCCGAGCGTGCCACCCTCGGCCGAATCGCCGCCGCACTCCTCCTGATCGCTGCGGCCTGGGGCAAGGTGCCGCTGCCAAGGCTTCCGGCGGCTCCTGCCGTCAGCGTGAACGTGGAGACTCCGAGCGTGGAGATGCAGCAGCTTGTGAAGCCGGTGGCCGAGGCTCTGAAGTCGCTCCCAATGGGCGACCGGATGCTATGGGCTCAGGTGTGGAGCAAGGCAGCCGTGGTTGTGGCCGGCGACGCGGTGACTACGGAAGTGGCGTTCACTGATGCTCGCTCGCTGCGAATGTTCACCACGCTGGCACTCGACATCGCTTGGCGTCGGATTGGCCAGCATCAGCCAGGCGAGATTCCTGGCCTGCGTGACGCTGTTGAGGAGGCATACAACACCGCCACAGGGCGTGACGTTGTTCCGGTCGATGCGGCAGTTCGGCAGCGGTATTGCGACTTTGCCAAGGCAATCGCCTGGGCTGGCATGAACGGAGGCTAGTCATGGCCTTCGTGCCGCTCTTTGGCTATACGCCAGACCCCGCAGGCTCAGAGGCGTTCGTGGCGTCACTGCCACGCCCTACGATGGCCGAGGCTGGCCGTGAGCTTCAGACGGCGAAGCACGACGTGAGCCTGTCGCAGCTGCTAATCAAGAGCACGCCAAAGTGGAAGCGTGGATCTCAGCCCATCGGCTCCTGCGTTGGCTGGGGCACAGCGATGACCGTGGACGTTCTGGCGTCCTGCGATATCTGGCTTCGTAAGGAGGCCGAGGTTTGGGGCGGCCGGTGCATCGAAGGCGTCGTGTACGGACTGTCTCGAGTTGAGGCGCGAGGCCAGACACGCAACGGCGGCGGCGACGGCAGCACGGGATTCCATGCCGCCAAGGCCATTCGAGACTTTGGCACCCTGCACTACGGCCAGGACTACGGCGGCAAGCGATGGGACAAGCAGCTGAGCGGCACCGAAGAGCGGACGCTAGGCCGTGACGGGTTGCCCAACAACCTTGAGCCGTATGCCGCACAGCACAAGGTGGCCGAAGTCACGCTCGTGCGGAACTTCGACGACTGTGCCAAGGCCATATCGAATGGCTACCCGGTTTACCTGTGCTCAATGCGTGGGTTTTCCATGACGTTTAAGAAGGACGCCAAGCACGGCGGTGGCTGGCTGACGCCGATGGGCCAATGGGCCCACTGCATGATGGCCTGCGATTTGAGGTGGGATCGTCCCGCCCTGCTGGTGCCGAATAGCTGGGGCGACTGCTACAGCGGCGAGGTAGACCAGCGGCTGCACCCGTCATTTCAACGCACAAGCGGCTGGGTGGACGCATCCGTAATCGACTCCATGTGTGCTGGCGGCGACTCATACGCCGTCGCTGGATTCAACGGGTTTCGCCCGTCTCTGATGCCCGAGAACTGGCTAGACGGGGTGCTGTAATGCGTTGGGTCGTGCCATTTGTTGTCGTGCTGATTGGGTGCGTGGCCACGCTACCCGATGACCAGGGCGTATCCGCCGACATGGCATGCGAGACAGCCCGTGCCGTTGTGCAGATGCGGCAACAGATTCACCCGACGCCGACGCCGAGCAGCGAGGAATGCGACAACTGCAATGGCACCGGCAAGATCGGAGACGGCCGCATTGTGATTGAGTGCCCAGCGTGCAAAGGAACCGGCAAGCGATGACGCTCACCGACTTGGAAGCGCACGTCTGGGATCGCCTTCCCACGCTTCAGCGTATTGCGGGCCGACGCATTGCCAACCGTGTTGTGCGGCGTGCCGTCTCAGGCTGGCCCATTCCAGTGCTTGAGCAGTGCGACGATGCCGAGGCCGCTGTGGTGGCGAAATACTACACCCGCACGGTTGAACGCTCAGTGCGAGCAGACATGCAAATGGGCTTCTTTACGCTGCTCATCTTCTCGGCCTTGGTGCAAGAGGTGGTGAAGATTCTTGTACGGTGGTGGATGGAGAAGAGCGAGAACCGCAGCGAAATGCGGCTTCTGTCCCGTGAGGCCCGCAATGACTGACGCTGCCAAAGACACGCTTTACGGCATCATCGAGCGGTGGGGATTTCCCACTTTGGTCGCCATCGCCTGCGGCTGGGTGCTTCGGGCCGATGTTTTGCTACCTCTGGTCGAGGAGCACAGGGCGTTCGTGAAGAGCCTGAGCGAGACGCAGCGTGAGATTAGCAAGGCCGTGAGCGAGCAGACCCGATTGCTGTATGCCCTTCAGCCTCGAGCATCCGAAAGCCAGGAGAACTGACAATGCCGATGTCACCGAGACTGCTTAGGCCGCGATCAACCGTCCACCCAGAAGCGGCGGCATGGGCGGCTCGGGTTGTGTCAAACGGCGGCAGGGTGAGCGGAACGACCCTCTCGGCCGTGTCGAAGTTCTGTGCGGCTATCTCCTCGGCCGGCATCCGCGACCGCTTCTACCGGCTGAATCTCTTCTGCGGCACCGGACTCAACGCCTGCCTCGTCCCGCTGTATCGGGGGCCGTCGCTTGGCGGGACGCAGTATGGGAACACCACTGATACGAACAACGCCTTCGTCGGCGTCGGCACCGACTACGCAGAGACGGGGGCGAGCGGTGGGCTGACGGGGAATGGGACGAGCAAGTACCTCAACACCGCACTTGCCCCTTCCGATCTGCCGTCATATACGTCGGCGCACGCTGCGGTGTATCACTCGCAGCCAAGCGGGACGAATCAGACTAGGGCATGGATTTCATGCCGAGACACTGTTGCTGCCTCTCTGGTCTACCTCAGCAACGGCATTTTCAGCACGCCGGCAGTGTTCGGACAATACATGTCAAACGCGACGGCTAACTTCAACACCGGTGGCTCTCAGGCCGGAGCCGCTGGCGGATTCAGAGCGTTGTCCCGGACGGCAGTAAACAGGTTGGACAACTACTACAACGCCGTGTCTCAGGCAAACTCAACGACCGACATTGCAGGCGGTATCGCAGGAGTCACATCAACCCGTCCGTTTTTTATCTTTGCCAACAACAATCAAGGCACGGCCGAGCAGTTCATGAACGGCCGGATCATGGGGTACTCAATCGGGCTTGGACTTTTGCAGGCGCAGGTTGACGCATACAACGCGGCCATGCTGGCATTCCAGACAGCACTTGGGAGGAACGTATGACACTCGCAGAGTTTCTCTCGCAGCCGCTGCCCGACACTGCCACGCTCCAGACGCTGGGCATTGTGTTCGACGCCACTCTGGCTCAGAAGATGGTCAACTTCCACGCATGGTACGGCGACCCTCGCTGCACGGTGTACCCCGCCGCGCTCGCCGATGGTCGCTGGTGCCATGTGGCAGACATCCTGCCGCAGTGCATCGCGGAGGGCGGCATCTACAGTGCGGGATTCGCACGGCTCAACGCCGCCAACTTCGCCAGCGTGGAGATGGTGCCGCTGGCCGATCTGGAGTTTGCCAGCGGTGCGGTGCCGCAGTTGGTGCCAGAGGAGTCCCCTAGCCATGTGAGCTAGTGGACTGCAAGAGTAACCACCCCAGCCCATACCCTAGACCGCACAGGAGAGACTCATGGCCGACAACATCATCAGCCGCAAGAACCGGGATATTGACATCACATTGTTCACGGCCACTGCATCGGCCACCACGCTAGACATGCGTGATGTGGCTGGTGCTGTTGTGTCGCTGGGCACCATGAGTACCAACGCCAGCACACTCCAAATGTGGGCAGGCACCACGCCTGCTGGTACGTTCCGACGCCTGTACAAGGCCGATGGCAGCGTGGCGGATCTCACGCTGGCCGCCTCGAGCACAGACGGGCGAGCCTATGCCCTGCCCGATGAAGTGTTTGGCACCGAGTACCTCAAGATCGTCTCGGCCACCACCAACAGCACGGGCACCGCTGGCGTGGTGATGCTGAAGAGCTAGACGTGCCTACCAAGATACCCAGCCATAGGCCGCTGCGTCTGCGATCGTCCCGCCCTCAGCGAGACGACAGCGCCAGACCCAACGCGGCAGCCCGTGGCTATTGCGACAAGGCCCACAAGAAGTGGCGTCAGGCTGTACTGAACAGATGCCACTGGCAATGCGTGGATTGTGGCCGCGTAGCCTACGGGCGAGAGATGCACGCTGATCACGTCGTGCCCATTAGCCAAGGTGGCGATAGGTACGCTGTGGCCAACGGGCAAGCCAGGTGCTCTGCGTGCCACGCACGCAAGACGCTGCGGGAAACGAGGGCAGGGGTAGGGTAGGTCGGATCTCTAGGGCGTGCGTGGATACAAAC